AACCAAATTGATCTTTTGCGTCATTATACGCATTGACATAACGCGTAATTTTGTCTTTGTCAAAAGTGGTGGGAAGTGATTCAAGCTTTCCACTACCCGCAGCACGAAACCCCGTAATAGGATTATCGGGTTTATAACGAGTAACCGCTGGTTTAAATCCACCTTGAGCTCCTACTGCCAAAGCGGCTTGTTGCTGTGCTAATGGCGGTTGTCCTCCGCCAGCTAGGTGCGGAACACCAGCTTGCTCTAGGATCATCTCTTGCGGGGATTTAATTGGGGAGATCGTCATATCTATAACTACTTATGCAAAAATAAGGGGGTGTTCGCCCTAAACTGCATAGGGGTTATATCTTTTCTTTCTGAGCTCATCGTCAATGTATTCAAAGTCACGAGCGGGTAGGAAATCAAGCTGGATCCATCCAGAGTCACGCAAAACACGCAAGGCTTGTGACAAAGTATCCACATAGTCATCATGCCCCCCGCTTTCTGGGAACGAACACACTTGGCGTATGAATCGTTTTGCCCATGGTGCTACTTCGCCGGGTTTTTCTGGATCTTCGGGGATATACACTTTGCCCTTGGCAATTAATGGTGCCACAATGTTTAATCGCTGCACCTTGTCCGCTTTGCCAGGGTTGTAACCACGCACTGGAACACCAGCGCCTTGTAGTTCTTGGATTAAGCTAATACCAGCTGACTTATCTTCCATCAGAATTAGATCAGCTTTCCTACCTTTACCAAAAGTATTATCAGCAGCATAAACCACTTCTTTAAAATCATCAATCACCTTGCGACGCAATTCTGGATACCCAAGGTGGGCATCCCATGCATCGAGCATAATGATTGCAGTACCAATGTCTGGAGATTCAAATACACCCCAGACTGAGCAAGCAGTCGGGTCATTAGCCGTTTTCTCTGAGGTAGCAGGATCGTAACTGGCAATAAGGTATTCGATCGTGGGGCTGGGTTTTTCAGCTGGCCAAAGTTTAAACCAGCGACGCTTTACAATACCCGCATCTTCTGGATCTAGGATTGCACCGTAGATCTCTTGCTTACCTAAGTCAGTGCCTTCGTATGTTTCCAACGCTTTAAAAAACGATGATGACAAATTGGCGCGGTTTTCATACGAGCTGGCATTGACCACATAGACATCGCCACCAACCTTGCCCTCATTCAGATCTACGATCAGTTCTCTGGGTTTGGGCGTGGTGGTGACAATCTGTTGCACGCGTGGTATGCGTGGATCGCGTAGACGCATGGTGAACTGGGCTTGATCCCATGCATCATCAAGGTAGTCAAACGCGGCAAGCTCGTCATACCAGCCACCATGGAACTGTTTACCACGATAGCGTTCTGGTTCTGACGCTGGGATGCCTTGAATGATCGAGCCGTTCTTGAGCGTAATCTCAAACAGCGATTTGTTATAAGTTTCAACTAACTCATTGGGGATGATGTTTAAAAGGCCAGAGTCACCCTCAAAGCAAGTTGCCCGGATGTCGTTACTGGTTGGAGCTGTGACCAACCAACGCGTTCCATTGTAAATAGCCGCACGCTGTCCCACCCAGTTGGAAGCTGTGTAAGTTTTACCTGCACCACGACCAGCAAGCATAAGCATGATGTCATATTCACCGTCCTCGGGTTCTCGTTGATGGGGTAGTGCTTGCAACTCCCACCGTACCCGCCATAGGGCTAGAGCCAACTGGTCTTTTGGCCAGTGGGCATTCTTCAGTGCAAAAGATGCAAGGATCTTTTCTTGTGTTTGGTTTAATGCCATATTGGTAAAAATCCTTGCCCCACTACAAACGGCACATCTGTTTCGATGTGCACTACGGGGCGCGGTGTTGTTTTCTCCACTTGGGTTATCATGCGGCGCTTATCGCCTTTAGTACGCTTAACTGGTTTTTGGTGAATATGTAACGGGATAGTGGTTGCAAAAGTTAACTGGTGGGTTAACGAGCTACTGTTGTTAAACACTTGGGTCTTCATGCCCAACGATTCACAGATCCCTTGCAACACCGTCAGAAACCGTATGTTGCGCGAGAAGATTAAAAAGCGATCCAACTGTGGATTGTAACATCCTGGTTTCATCGCAACAATTCCGCGAAGAAACTCAATACGCTGATCGATACTGCCAAAGGTGTACTCAATCGGTATCTTGGTCGGAACAGTTTGATACCGAGTTAGAAAGGTGGTGTTGATCGATTGCTTAAAAGTTAGGCTGTTGCCTTTGCGTTCTGTAAACCAACCATGGGAGCGGATTTTCTTTTGTACATAGTCAATCCAATCGGGATCAAAATTAAATGTCACCTTCTTGCCCCACTTGGCTGCCCACAATCCAGCAATGAACGGGGGCACTGGATGGTCTTCAGTTGGGTACTGTAATGGCTTGGCATTTTCAATCGAGAATATATTCCAGCCCCGTCTGTCAGTTAATCCCTTTTCTAGTAACTGGGTCGGGCTGTAATACTTCTGAATATAATGGCGTTTATATTTTCCTTTATGCCGAGATTCTCTTTGGCGGTTTTGCATAGTAAATGCGGGGAAGGTAGTATGATTATCTACCTGCACATAAATGCCATCTTTTAACTGCACATCAAACATTTCTTTAGGGGTATATTGCTGGATGGTTTTAATGGGTACAGGATAACCATCCCAAGAATATACATAATCCTTAGTAGTTAATTGATGTGCCAATTTCCATCCCCCAACAATCGGGACTGGTGTATCACTTGCTATTGCCAAGGATTCTTTCCTTAATAATCCAATTATCAAGCCAGTGATTTATTGGGATGCGGATTTTGTTTTGAACCACATAGGGTAATTTACGCACATCTAAAAAATCATTTACTGCCAAACGGAATTTCAAATACTGTAAGGTTTCTTTATCAAATATCTCTGGTGGCACATCGACTGTCTCAAAAATATCTTTATCGCAAACCAGTACTCTGATACCGCCAATGTCCTTGTTTTCTTTCTCAAGGATTCCTTTGATTTGGTAAACGTACAGATTAGGCATGGACGGTCGCAGACTTTAGCACCCTAGGCAGCTTTCCAGCTTGCCGCCGTTTTTTCATCTTGGCTAGTTTGTCTCTGGCAATCGCCCGCTTCAACGCTTCTTCAGTCAGCCACCTTTCGCCACGAAAACCGTTGGCAAGGATGTCAGACCGATAGTTGTAGAAATACATGGTGCCCATTCCCGATGCTTCTGGGCAAATGTCACCAAGTTTAAAGGGCTGATTAGTTTGTGGGTTTAGTCTTTTCATACATCTACTTATGCAACATCTATACACAATCCGCCCTAACTGTTGCGTTTAGCCTAATTCTATACATAGGGTGGCAAAGCTATCCTATTGATTCCAAAGAGAATTCCAGTTTAAAAGACAGGGTATCCATAGAAGACAGGGTTAAATCGCATATTAGGTGTATATATTTATTTTATTTTTTTAAATTAAAAATAAAAAATAAAGAAATACTATGGATACTATGGATACCCTGTCTTTCAAAACACAAAGATTATTTAAATCAACAACTTAGCCGAGACACCCTTTGTATAGAAATAAGACAGGGAAGCCACCCTTTGTATAGACATTGAGGGCGTTCATCCTAGTTCTATACAACTATTATGGTTTTTTACAAAAAAAAATAAAAAAATATACGGGAAATTTGAAAAAGCTTGCTCTTGGTGTGGGACCCCCCGGGGCGGCCGACAGGGAGTCAAACTTGGGGGTGTGGCGTCAAAACAACATACCCCCTTGGCATTTCAAAGAATTCTTATTGCAAATTGCCACACACCCAGCGCACCAAGTTGGTGCAGCCAGGTTAGTGAGTACTTACTAACTTGGTGCAATGCAACATATTGCAACGCAACAATTTGGCAAGTAAGTAAGCGCTCACTCACAATCCGGTAAGTTAGCAAGTACTAACTTGGTGCAACGCAACAAATTGCAATGCACCAAATTGGGGCGCGGAGCCAGGTTAGTGAGTACTAACTTGTTGCATTGCACAATTTACGCGTATGCGAGATAGCGATAGGGGGATCGGCTAGATATTATGTAAAATGACAATGTTGCATTGCAACAATCTACCCCATAATGTTGCTGCAATACAACACTAGGGTTTTCCCTAATTGACAAACTACGCTGCACCGGAATGGTGCATGGCCTTAGGGTAAACCCTAACTCTCAGATCAATCCATATTAAACGATCGTCATCGTGGTAATGCAAGTAGATCAACCCAATAGAAAACCGCTCCAATGCCCTAAAAACCCGCTCAAAATCAATTGCCTATTTTTTAAGCAACCAGGTTAGGGTTTACCCTATTAGGGTTTTTATTTCTGTTTTTTACTGTATATCTGTTCTAAAATTGTGATAGAGCAGTACTTTTTAATCAGTTAACTATAGGGAAATATATGATTAATAAACCAAAAATACGCAAACCATTATTAGGGTTTGATACCAATGCAAAAACAGTTAAGGGTGAGCAGTTAGGTTTTCTAACTGGTATTTTGTATCTTGCACCTAGTGATATAAGCGGGTTTAATGTTTGCCCAATGGCAAAAATTGCCCAATGCGAAAAAGCTTGTTTATATACTGCTGGGAGAGGAGCATTTACCAGTATTCAAAATGCGAGAATTGCAAAAACCCAATATTTCTTTAATGATCGTCAAGATTTTATGCTTAACTTAGTTAAGGATATTGAAAAGGGAATTAAGCAAGCAAGTAAAGCGGGTTTAACTCTCTTAATTAGATTAAATGGTACTAGTGATATTAAATTTGAGAATATTTATTTCGATTATGAATTTATGCATGGGAAAATTAGATCTATTACTATTTTTGATCTATTCCCCGAAATACAATTTTATGACTATACCAAAATACCCAATAGATCCGATATCCCAAAAAATTATGATCTAACATTCTCATATAGTGGCGTTATTGAGTACCAAAAATATGCCAAAAAAGCAATTAGTAATAATATGAGAATTGCTACAGTTTTCAGATCTGTAAAAGATATCCCCCATAATTTTTTAGGTTTGCCAGTAGTGAGCGGGGATAATTCAGATATACGCCATTTAGATCCACAAGGGCATATTGTTGCGTTATATGCGAAGGGTAAAGCAAAAACCGATAAAAGCGGGTTTGTAATAGATACCATTTAATCAATCAGTAATAACCCTAGATCCCCCAATATTGGGGGATTTTTTTTGACTATTTTTCTGGCCGTGGTATGAAAACAACACACAGGGTAAACCCCTATTGACAAGCAAAAGTGTTGCAGCAAAACAACACCGGACTTAGGGTAAACCCTAACTCTCAGATCGATCCATATTGCACGATCGATACCCTCCCAATGCACTTATAAGCAAAACAGTAAAAACGCCTCTAAGATCGTTTTAGCGTGTTTTGGAGCTTATAGGAAAAATTGATCAAAGCCTGGGATTGATTGATTTTTTCAATATTAGGGTTTTTACCGATGTAATTCTACCCTTGACTGGATATTATAGTGATAGGGCAATTGTGCCTATTTTACTGGAGGAAAAAATGCAAAATTATTTGAATGAATTTCCCAGTTATGACGATGAGTTACCAGTCATAAAAGGGTTTGAGGATGGATCGTGGCATAACGATGCTTGCCCTTCCCTCATTCGTAAAATTGGGGAAGATACTTACTTGCAATTATGGTGCGATTACAAAAATAAAGAATTGAGTGATTTTGCCGATTTAGATAGCGATCGTTATCGCAGATATTCTTTATCAGTAGTTAATGATGAGGAAGGTTTTCACATTAACTTAATTGCATCAAATAATCTAAATGAAGTACTAGAATTTATTAACGACAATGTAAATTTATATGGGTTTGAATATCATGGATAATTATCAAGCAGTAGGAATTGCAGAAGGTTTTATTGAATGCGATAGTGAAGAGCAAGTACTGGAGGCATGGCAGTACTTGCATGACACTAAACTGGGTTACCAGTTACAAGGGTTTTTTGGTCGCACATTAAACCAATTAATTAATGAAGGATTAATAAATCCGTAGTATTGTTTTATATGCCATTCATAGAGTGGCATATAGGATCGATACTGATCATTTAACAAGGGAGAATTACTTATGACTTTTCAAATTAAAGCTTTTAAATCTTGGCGTACCGAAGATGGTGGAGGTTATCAATTCAACCTGTACTACAACGGCAAAAAATTTGCATGGGTACATAACGATGGCAATGGTGGATGTATTGATATTGAGTTTGCCGACTCACAGTCAAAATGGAAAGAGTCGCCATTCAAAACAATATGGGATAACCATGTCAAATCGTTAGGTAAATGGAAGTCTAAATTCGGTGCGATTAATGGCACAGAATGGTTTGAGCATGACGATGAAACTGCTATCGGTATTCTGGTCGAAGATTATGAGATGGCAAAGCATCGTAAGAAAGGCACATTGTTTAGACTTGTGACTGATAGCTCAACCAGTTTTAGAGTGTTGAATATCAAAGACATGGTCGAGGCAAATACTTGGTTAGAGAATAAGTTTGGTAAGGGTAGTTACGAGCTTGTTTAATGTTGCCTAGTAAAGCATTCTATGAGTGTTTTACTGGATCAATATTGATCGATAACAAGGGAGGGCATTATGCCAACATTCGAAGTGCGTATTAGAGAGCGTTGCACCCGCCATGCAGTCGAAGAAATTGAGGCTGAAGACTGGGAGCAAGCGGAAGAAATTGCCATGAAAATGTATTACGATGGCAAACTAGATTTTGAATATTCATCTGATGATTTAGATATTGAAAGCGAGGAATTGACATTATGAACAATAGCTATCCAATTAACCTAAGCGGTGAACCATACTCACTATTTTTGTGCGTGTGGAATGGTGGAGAGATAACAGAGATCCATACAATCCCAAGCTTAAAAAAGCAGTATGGTGATACTAACCTCTATGATGCGGATGAATTCCGTCATACTTTTGATACATCATTGTCGTTCGAAGAGTATTTACTCAAGATGGTGTGCCAAGATTATTATGCATTCGATAACATGGAAATTCGGAGGATTAAATGATCAAGTATCAGATCGAGGCATTGTTTTTTGGTGGTGACTGGGAAGTACCTAACGAAGAGGATTTGGAATTGTTTGACACTCGGGAAGAGGCAGAGGCAGAACTCAAAGATCTCTTAGAGGGTATGGCATACGCAGTCAAAAAAGGTTATATGGAAGACTACTGCGCGGATGACTGGCGAGTTGCAGAGGTAGAAGTTGATTAAAAAGTCAATAGGGTTAAACCCTGGGTTTTCGCAGCCTAGGGTTTATACCTATTGTTTTTTGTTGTAGTACCAGTAGGATCATAATTTTACAAGGGAGGTAATTATGAAATTCAATTTAGTGGTAGAAATAGATGATGCTTATATCTGTGAGCATCTAAATGAGCATCCCAATATGACTCTCAATGAACTTGCGGGTCAAATTAATAATGCTTGTTACTTGGGTTTAGATTGCACCAATGCCATCATCATGCGACAGTTTGATTTTGGGGTTTGCGATACCTATGTCAAATCAGATTTAAGAAACAAACCTTGGGATTTATTGTGGGGTGATAATTTCCCTTCAGATAATGAATGCCCCTTGGATGTAATCGATCACCATGCTAAAGCAAACAATGTCATTGCATCAGATGAGGTAGTGAGCTTTGCCAAAGCAATGTGGAATGAAGGTAACTTGACGGAGAAACTGTCATGAAAATCTACAGAGCGTGGTATGACTCTCGCAATTTCTCTTTTGAGGCATATGGTTTGACAGAGAGAGGGGCGAAAGCCTCTCTCATTAAGGGTTTGCGACTACATGGTAAGCAATACAATTGCGAACCCAGATGGTGGTACAAAGATGATGTGTGCGTAATGGAATGCCAATTAAACCAAGCTTACAGAGATCGGAGCGTAATATAATGGACTTATATAACATAGATGATTTGTTTTTCTCCGTTAACGATATTTATTCCCAATGGGACGAAGGACAAATGCATTACAAAGATGCGGAAGAATTACTTGTTAAATGTTGTAAAGCTTTTATTCAATCTGCGAAGGAAAACAAAAATGAAACAAACTAACTACGAAAAAGCAGTAAAAATCTACGAACAAGGTGGCTATAGTGCCGTTTTTGATGCAGTCGAGAGTGGTAGACTCAAAGCAGACAGTTTTAGAGACTGTATTCCATGCGAAATGCGTACTCCACACGAGGGATCGACTTGCCTGGTTTGTGGGACGGAATTTCGGTTACCCCGCAGCCTTGAGCATAAAATCCGATTTGACGATGTTGACTCAATGGTATTATGGTTAATCGAAAACGATGTGGATAACACTCCAGTAACATTAACTATTCACTTGGGAGAGCAAGAATGAAAAAGTATATTAATGAAGTGATGATCCAACATTGGATTGGTAGTGATCACGATAATAAAGAGGCTTGCCTCGGATTGTTGGTAGAGTTGTTGAATGATATATACGATGTACAACAAATGCGTGATGATATATTGGCTTTATGGTGTGAAGATAACGAGGAGCAAGTATGATTAACTGGGAAGAGCAATTCGTTGAAGAGTTTATTGACAAGCTGATCAACCCGCCAATGAAGTTTATTGTGACTGATTTGAATAGTGGTGTTGCCCATATTTGGGATGCCAAACAAATCCTCGAAGAAGTCAATCGGGATCGCTCCAGCGAATGGGAAGATTACAATCAGCAAGATCTAGCTGATAATTGGGAAGAAGTTTGTGACAACATTGAGTATTTTCATATTAGAAAGGTGTAATCATGGGTAACGGATACGATGGATGGTTAGAGTCTGGCATTCAAGATATGTACGATGATCAAGAAGAGCGTTCTGAATACATTGCTTGGAAGGTCGAAGAGGTAATGAAAGAGGGCGAGGAGTTTTACCCTTTTGAGCAAGGTAACTGGGCAGAGGCAATTTCTCAGATGCGAATGGAAGAACACTTGCAAGATATAGATCCCAAAACCGCGCCCCAAGAGTTGCGTGATAAGGTCGAGCAGTATTGGTTAGATTGTGCGACCCATTGCGTGGAAAGAGATTACTAATGCGACTAACTGCCTTAATTGTTGCGTTCAGCCTAACTACGGCCTTGCCAGTTTGTGCCGAAGAGTATGCCATTGCCACTAACAAAATTGGTGGCAGTACTGTCCTAACTGATTTACCATGTCGGTTTGATAAGCGTTTACCCGAGGCATACACGACCGATAGCAAAGGCACGAAGACTTATGCGTGTTACTGGTTTGGTGTGACTAAGATCTTTTTTGAACCCGAGGATAAAATAGTCAGATCGCTACCCAAGAAAGAGTTTGTATCTATCAAAGATCTGATTTGACTATGTTGCGTTATTTGGTGTATGATAGTGGTGTATTAATCCGTAAATTTGCCTCCCGCATTGAGTGTGAGCCTTACATTCAATCGGGATGCACTTTATCGGTATTGCCCAAATTAAAGAACCCCACTCCATCCCAAATATTTGATGGTTTAGTGGAGATGCTCGGAGATAGCCCATTTTGAAAAACCGCAAGAATGCGTTAACTGATTACCTTCAGTCTTTATACAAAATACCGACCCTAACCCATGACCAAGAAATCAATCTAGCAAACAAAATTGCCCAAGGGGACGAAGATGCCCTTGAAAAACTGGTGACCCACAATCTACGATTTGTAGTATCGGTCATCAAAAAGATGCCCAACTGGTCGCATTCCAATATGCCTATGGAGGACTTACTGTCCTTCGGTAATGAGGCATTGATCAACGCAGCCCGCACCTGGAAACCGATGGGAAAAATCCGGTTTGCCTCGTATGCCAAAAAATTCATACACTTTGATGTGCAGCGTGGGGTAGCCAATACCAAAAATATTATCCGCTTGCCCGTCAACATCACCGAAGAAATTCGCAGAACCAAATACCAAGAGCGTATACTATCCCAAGAACTTGGCCGTGAACCCAACGAGCGTGAACTAGCTGATCGCTTGGGGGTTGAACCCAGTAGGGTCGCTTATATTAATTCGATACTCAGCAAAGAACCAGTAAGCCTAGAAATATTTAATTCCGAACATTTAGAACAAGAAGGATATGATGACTGAAGAGCAAGTGAAAGCGTACAAAAGATTTATTAGAGCCAGAGACGCAGTCAAACTAGTTAAAACCAAAGACAATAGAGGAAAAGCATATGTTGCTCATCGCGATTTTATTGATAGTATTCATATCAGTGATTTAAACCATCCACTGTTTATCGTCAACGATTTGTGGGTTGAATACAAAGAGGCATCCTTGGCATGGTGGGCAGTTGAACCCCGCTACCGAGAAGAAGAACGTTTGCGTGCTACCAGAGGTGACTATGGTGACATGGATAACTGGGATGAACCCAGCGAGATTGAAGATTTAGATGTATTTTTTAAGGGGAAGAAATGAAGTATTTATCAGTATGTAGTGGAGTTGAGGCTGCCACAGTAGCATGGCATGACCTTGGCTGGACACCAGTTGCATTCTCGGACATTGAAAAATTCCCGAGTGAAGTGCTGGCTTATCATTATCCAAATGTACCTAATCTTGGGGACATGACTAAATATAAGGAGTGGAACTTAAATGAATCAATTGACCTTCTCGTTGGAGGAACCCCTTGCCAATCTTTCAGTGTCGCTGGATTGCGTAAAGGGCTTGAAGACCCCAGAGGCAATCTCATGCTTACCTATGTTGGAATTCTTGACCATTATCGACCCAAGTGGTGCGTTTGGGAAAACGTGCCAGGTGTCCTCAGTTCAAACGGTGGACGGGATTTTGGTTCCTTCCTCGGGGCGTTGGTCGAACTCGGGTATGGGTTCAGCTATCGGGTGCTTGACGCTCAGTACTTTGGAGTACCACAAAGACGCAGAAGAGTCTTCGTTGTTGGATGTCTTGGAGACTGGGTCAGTCCCGCAAAGGTTCTTTTTGAGTCCGAAAGCTTGCGCAGGGATCCTCCGAAGAGCCGAGGTAAGAAACAAGGTGTTGCCTCCGCTCCTCAAGGAAGCTCTCCAGATGGCAGTCATACAATCGGAACCCTCCTTGCTCGAGACTACAAAGGATTCGGAAACCAAGATATCAAAGACGGACGAGGCTTAATAGTTTACGAAAACCATCCTACTGATTCGCGAGTCAAAGAGATGGGCGATACTTGCACGACTGTATTAGCACGCTGGGGTACTGGCGGTGGTAATGTGCCGATTGCACTAGCTGAGAATACTATTGGTCGCCAGCCAACCAATGGTGGCAATGGGACTGGCTACACAGAAGGTGGGCCTATGTACACATTAAACGCTACTGGTGTACATGGTGTTGCAGTTGATGTATATAACCAAGCGATTGATGGAGATGTTGCTGCAACCTTGACCAAAGCGTGTGGTGGTACAAACACTAGTGGTCCCAAGCTGATGCAATACATGGCAGTACGCAGATTGACCCCCATCGAATGTGAAAGACTGCAAGGTTTTCCCGATGACTACACCAACATCAAACCCAAATGTCCCGATGGGCCACGCTACAAAGCAATGGGTAACAGTATGGCAGTGCCAGTAATGCGCTGGATTGGACAACGAATTAAGGAGATAGCATGAAAGTAATACCAACAGACATTTTAGACAAAGACGGCAACCTTCAGCGGATTGAATACCATGACCACGCTGGTAATTTCCAGATCCAAGTTGAATGGGATGAACGCGATGAGCAAACCAGTGAAAAGCGGGATGCATTCCGTAAATGGGCAAAAACTGCCGTTGAAAGATTGGATTTTGAGATTGAAAGCTAAATTGTTGCGCTGCATCCTGGCTACCCTGTCTTTATCGCGGCGCACCATTTTATGCTAAAACCACTAGATGTAGTAGTTGACGACATGTAAACCTACTGTTTTGCCGCAGTATCCATAGTATCCATAGTATTTTTGAATTTATTCTTTTTTAAATTAAAAATAAAATGAAATA